AAGGCGAAACAAAGTTCTTCTTTAACAGTAATCCGTTTAATGACGTAATACAAAATGGCGCAGAAGAAATGCCTATTATGGTTTCTATAGCACCTATTCCAAACAGGCTAACTATATTTAAGGGTGATGTATTACATTCTGCTACAAGTTTTAGAGATAAACATAGATTTTCAGTTGCATTTAAATATTTAAGGAAAGAAAATGATTAAGAAACATTATTATAGTTGGGCTGACGTAGAAAAGATGTGCGTTAGTATTGTGAATCAAATGTACACTGACAACTGGCGTCCTGATTACATTATAGGTCTCACACGCGGCGGCAATGTACCTGCTACTATTATTAGTAATATGACTGGTATTCGTTGTGAAGCACTCAAAGTAAGTTTACGTGATGATGAACAAGGACCAGAAAGCAATCTTTGGATGGCAGAAGATGCATTTGGTTATGAAATATCTCCTAAAAACATTCTTATTGTAGACGATATTAACGACACTGGTGCTACATTTAACTGGATTAAAGAAGATTGGAAGTCAGGCTGTTTGCCAATGGAAGTTGAAAAATGGGATACTGTATGGGGCGGCAATGTTCGCTTTGCTACACTAACAGAAAACTTAGCAAGTGAGTTTGATAAAGTAAGTTATACTTGTCACGAAATTAACAAAGCAGAAGAAGACGTATGGTTAGTTTACCCTTGGGAAGCAGTAGGTGAATATTAATGGGTAGAACTTTATTTGTAGGCGACAGTCACGCAGCTGGGTATTGGTGCGAAACTGATGAAACTGTTCATCAGTGGGAACATAACTATGGCGACTGCTATTCTGTTGAGAACGATAAAGAAGTTATTGTTTATGCGTTACCTGGAGCGTGTAATAAAAAATATCCAATATGGATTAAGTCTGTGTTAGATCGATATGATGACATTGACGAAATATTTGTACAAAGTACATACTGGAATCGATGGTTAATGGGTGCTAGTAAAAAATTAGAATACGGAGACGGCACTAAAAGCGATATGTTTTTAGACGACCGATATAAGTGTCCTAACAATGATAAGATAGCCTACTATACCGACTGGAGAGTAATCGACGACTTTATTGAGATACCTGAACAATGTCGAGCAGATTTGTTTGAACAATTTAAAGGTTTATATTTTGATGACGATAACATTAGTAGCGACTGGGCACCTTTTCACGAAAAGTATCCTTACACTAGATTATATCACGAATCACTTACACATCTACAATATAGAGAGTATCTTAGTGATATGTTTGTTATTAATGCAATGTGTAAAGAAAAAGGCATCAAATGGTATCTTTGGACCGTAAATGATCGTGTTTACTTTCCTAAACACTTTGATTTATTTGGACCACTAAGTGAGTGTACTATTGCACCTAAGAGTTCAGAACAATGGATCAAAGAAAATCTAAATATAAATATTGAAGAGGATACGTTAGACGGTGAACATTACCCAAAACATATTCACCAGCTTATAGCTACTAAGTATTTTAACTACCTTAAGGAGACACAAGTATGAATAATTTATACACATTATGGGAAGCACTTAAAACTGGTGTCGCTCCCTGGAAAGACGAAATCGAAAACAACGACGAGTTTGTTGTTTATAGAGACAAATATCCTGTAACAGAAACTGGGCATTTCTTAGTTGTACCTAAAAAGAACACAAATCAAGAAATTGAAAAAGCAGTTAGGTATGCTATGACTGTTGGACAAGAAAACATAGCAGACGATGCTAACGCAGTAACAGGATTTAATGTTGGAATTAATTGGGGTGCAAGCGCAGGACAAACTATTGCTTTTCCGCACGTTCATTTAATTTTAAGATCAGATGGTGACTGTGAAGATCCGAAAGGTGGCGTACGAGGCGTCATTCCATCTAAACAAAAATACTAAGGAAAGGAACTATGGACTTGAGAGAACAAATGATTAATGCAATGAGATTACACGCTGAAGCTGAAATTGAATTGCACAAAACTAATGTCGAAATTTATATGCAAAAAGTTGTAGGCATCGGTGAACATTCAGATATTATTGAAACAATTCAAAAAGAACTGGATGCAATGGCTGCGGCTGACGACCGTCTTGAAATGCTAAACAAGTATTTTTCATAATAAACTTGACAAAAACCTAAATACAATGTATAATATAATTATTGTGCATTGTATTTTAAACGGCAATCCACTGCCTAAACATCGGAGAAGTAAATGAGCAAAAGTGAAGAAATTAAGGCCCGCCTAGTACAGGCAAAACAACGCTATTGGGCAGGCGATAACATTAGTGCAGTGTTGCAAGATGGCGATAAAGAACAACTTATTGATGAAGCAACTACAGCATTTGAAAGCGTATTAGATACATTAATTATTGATCGTTATAACGACCCTAATAGTAAAGGCACTGCAAAGCGTCTTGCTAAAATGTACTACAATGAGATTATGTCAGGACGTTACGATCCTATTCCTAGCGCAACAGCATTTCCAAATGATAGCAATGAACGCTATGAAGGTATGCTAGTAGTGCGCAGTGAACTAAAAAGTATGTGTTCACATCATCATCAGCCAGTTCAAGGTGTTGCATACATTGGTATTATTGCCGCAGAAAAACTAATTGGTCTAAGCAAGTACACTAGAATTGCACAGTGGTGTGCTAGACGTGGAACACTACAAGAAGAACTTGCAAATGATATTGCTAGAGAGATTCAAGTAGCAACTGACGCAGAACACCTAGGTGTATACATTCAAGCAACACACGGGTGTTGTGAGAATCGCGGCATTATGGCAACTAGTAGTCTTACACAAACAACTGTACTTAAAGGTAGTTTTAAAGACGATAGTGGTACAAAGAAAGAGTTCTTTGATAACATTAAGTTGCAACAGGAGTTTGCACGATGAAACTAAGGTACTCAGAAGCGTTTTATAGCGTACAAGGCGAAGGTAAGTTTGTAGGAGTACCTAGTGTATTCCTGCGTACTTTCGGTTGTAACTTTCGTTGTATGAACTTTGGCTTAAAGAACGAGCCAATGCGTGACGAGAAACAAAAACAGGGTATTATACACAATCAAGAAGTTGCTGACTTAATTGCAAATGATGTGCATAAAACTACAAAAGAGTTTAATGACTTGCCTATTATACATACAGGCTGTGATACATACGCAAGTATCTATCCAGAGTTTAAAGACTTTAACAAACAAGCAGAAGTTGATGAAGTAGTCGAACATTTGCTATCACTTACTCCAGAAGGTAAGTGGACTATGGATAACGGACAGGATATCCATTTAATTATGACAGGTGGCGAACCTTTGTTAGCGTGGCAGCGATTGTACGTTGAACTATTCGAGCATCCAAGAATGCAGGACTTAAAAAATGTTACATTTGAAACAAATACTACACAACACTTACACGACGGTCTCCGAGACTATCTCAATAATAGCGACAGACTTGAGGTCACTTGGAGCTGTTCCCCAAAACTTAGTGTCTCAGGAGAACCTTGGGAGACTGCTATTAAACCTAATATTGCTAGTGAGTATAACAGTGTTACTGGTAGTGAACTTTATCTTAAGTTTGTTGTGGCTACTGATGACGACTTTGACGAAGTTACAAAAGCTGTGGACGCTTACAGAAGTGCCGGGGTGGAATGTCCGGTATATCTTATGCCAATGGGCGGACGCAGTGAAGAATATTCCCTCAATGTTAAAGATGTCGCAGAAGCGTGTATGGAAAGAGGATGGAGATTTACTCCAAGACTCCACATCTCACTATTCGGAAATGCCTGGGGAACTTGATAAATTGAGAGAATATAAAAATGCACAACACGAAAAAGCAATGAAGGCACCTATTAATGAAGACGCAATACGAAAGGCAGGATGGTAAATTATGGATTGGACAAAAGTAAAAAAAGCAATAGGCATACAGCCTAAAATTACAAAAGAAACAACTAAAGAACTTACACAAGAAGATATACGCCGTCAAGCACTTGATAAAGAAAAAGAAGAGGCGACTAAAGCAGGTAAACCGTGGGTTGCTGTATTAGATACTCAAGTAAATCCAGACAACATTCGAAACGGGTTCTTTGAGCTCGATTGGAATAATGAGTTTATTGAGCAGTTAATTGATGTAGGGTATAGTGGAGAATCAAACGAACTAATTGTAGACGCTTGGTTTAGGACTATTGTATCGCAGATGTTGGAAGATGAAGGTCAAGCTACTGATAGAGAAATGGGACACGTAAAAGTTGTTCCTATTGACAAAGGAAAGAGTTCAATAGGATGAGTATGATTGCAAGATTAAAAAGCCTACACCCTTACACTGAATATGCTCCTAGCTGGGATATTCCCCTTTATATGAATGTACTACAAAATTACGACATTATTGATAATGTCCGTAACTGGTTAATCGAAAACGAACAAAAGTTTTTAGATCTTCCTGTTCACAATGATGGTGGCACAGGTTTAGGCGAAGACAGTGTTACTAGTCGCTTTAGTACCTATAACTTGTTTGACTACACTGATCAATGTCCGGAACTAGCGGAAGTGTTAGAGTTTTTCCGTTTTAGTTATGTTGACTTTATGGATAAAGAACACAATTATAATAGAGAGTTAGATTTTATGTGCTGGTTCAATATCATTCGTCCAGGTGAAGAAATTAAAATTCATAAGCACGGATCAGGTCCTGATGTATACCTAAGTGGAAATCTACACTTAGATGATTACGATACTGAAACATTTTATCTTTCCCCATACGATGAGCAAAATGGACACGCTTTACCTAATCAAAAAGGCGGCCTAACATTGTTTCCAAGTTATGTAAGCCACGGTGCTACAAAGTATGAAGGTGATAGTTTACGTGTAAGTATTGCATTTGACCTAAGACTACCTAATACTAATAGTAATGCGGCAAATATAAAGCCGTTTACTACACAAGAGTCCCTTGCCAATAATGATTGACAACAGCCAGATCCGGTGCTATACTAATACTATAAATTATATAAAGGCAAACTAATGGCAACTTACATTCTAGTAGACACAGCTAACACGTTCTTTCGTGCAAGACACGTAGTACGTGGTGATATTGACACTAAGGTCGGTATGGCTTTTCATATTACACTTAGCGGTGTTAAGAAAGCGTGGCAAGACTTTAAAGCAGATCACGTTGTGTTTTGTTTAGAAGGTCGTAGCTGGCGCAAGGACTATTATGAGCCTTACAAGCGAAACAGGCAAGTGTCACGTGATAAGATGACTGTTACTGAGAGCGAAGAAGATAAAGTGTTTTGGGAGTGTTTTGATGAGTTTAAAAACTTTGTTACAGAAAAGACTAACTGCACTGTTATGCGACATTCGCAACTAGAAGCAGACGATCTTATTGCAGGTTGGGTACAAGCACACCCTAATGATAATCACGTTATCATTAGTACTGACGGTGACTTTGCACAACTTATTGCACCTAACTGTACACAGTACAACGGTGTAAACAAAGAAACTATTACACACGAAGGTTACTTTGATGACAAAGGTATGCCTGCATTAGTTAAGAAAACACAAGAGCCTAAGGCCGCACCCCAGCCTGACTTTATGTTGTTTGAGAAGTGTATGCGTGGCGACACTAGTGATAATGTGTTTAGTGCTTACCCTGGTGTGCGTAAGAAAGGCACTAAGAACAAAGTAGGTCTTATTGAAGCATATGCTGATAAGACTACAAAAGGTTACAACTGGAACAATATGATGCTACAACGTTGGACTGATCATAATGGCACAGAGCATCGTGTGCTAGATGACTATAACCGCAATGTTGTGTTGTGTGACTTAACTGCACAACCTGCAGATATACGAGAGATAATTAATAACACTATCAGTGAAGTAGAACCTAAAGAGATATCACAAGTTGGTATGCGACTTATGAAGTTCTGTGCTAAATGGGATATGCAACGTATTGCAGACCAGGCACAATATTTTGCTGAACCATTACAAGCGAGGTACCCTAAATGACAATAAAATTTAAAGAAGTCCTAAACAATAAGTTTTGGATAGTTGAAGACCAAGGAACAAATGTTGGAACTGTATCGTTCAATGACGATCAGTATATGTTAAGTGATGCAAGTGGTACACATTTTTTAAAGAAAAAAGATCTTAAAGAAAAGTTTGGCCAAGAACTTGCTTGGGAGAAACTTGATATTAAAGAAATACGTGTTCGTGAAGTACACGGATTTCCTACTAGTTGTGATCCTTATAATGATATGTACGATGTAAAACAAAAATTACCTTTGTTTACTAAAAGTAAAAATTCAAAAAGTTTATATTGTGCAGGATATTATATTATCCATTTTAACAAAGGATGGGTAAAGAGTTTTTGTCCTAAACTAATTACTATTGAACGGTATGAATCACAAGGGCCGTTTAAAAATGACTTAGAAATGCGTTCTGCGCTGAGTAAAGTTAATGCAAGGTAACTTATTATTTGTAGGCTGCAGTCATACAAATGGTTTTTGGGGTGAACGTAACAACGAAGGTACTCTTGATAAAGTTTGTTGGGATACAAATAACTATGCTGAAATCTACGCAGAAGAATTAGCAGATTCTCAATGCTACATTTATTCCAGTGCAGGTGCTTGCAATAGTAAGTATCCTCGTTGGATTAGGCATATGCTTAATACTCATAAAGACGTATCAGGAGTAGTAATGCAATCTACTTACTGGGACCGATGGGTAATGTCTGCTGATATGGAACAGCATCATAGAGAATTAGATCCAGGATTTTTTACAAAAATTGAAAAAACAAACGACAAAGTTATTTGTTATGACGACTATAACGTAGACAAAAACTGGAAATTAGTAGAATGGTTTGAAAAGATCAAATGGGAAAGCATTGGAAACTATACCGAAGGGTGTCCTGAATTTAACGGAGGTTTTGAATGGGTAGGGTTTGATACTAACTATATGCATATGAAATTTCATACTGAAGTTGCTACACATCTTAAAACTGAAGAATATCAAAAGGACATTGCATTAATTGATGCAATAACAGATGTTCCTGTTTACGTTTGGAGAATCAACGACAAGGTGCAATATCCAGAAAAATTTGATGTATACAAGAAATTAGACAATGTAAGAGTATTTGATAAGCCAGCAGATATTTGGTTGTTAGAAAACGTAAATATAGATATTAAAGATATGATGCTTGATGAAGAGCATTATAATGAAGAAGCACATCGACTTATTGCTCAACACTTTATTCCGGAGGTATTAAATGGAACCAATTAACACTATTGCTATCCAGCAATTTATTGCACAAGTAAAAGGTGCCGACGCAGGCAATGCTAGAGAAGTTAAACTTGACATAAAAGACGCTAAACGCCTAGCACTTACAATGGGAGAAGTAATGGCTAGACTAAATGGTCAGCTAGAAGAACTTCTTATTAAAACAGCTTCACGTGAAGATGAAGTAATTCAAGTCCAAATGGACGGTGGCACAAGCTGGAAGTAGGACTAATTGGGAATCGTAGGATTCACACACATACATAAGTCTTGGATATGGTATTGTCTTGTAGTTAAAGGCAACCGCTGTCATAGTATACCTATTCTTTGGCCTATGTATATTATTACAGTTACTATATGGAAAGCATCTGTAAGAAGACACACCAATAATCTACGTAATAAACTGCGCAGATAACTAAAAAAAAAGATAAATATATGCGTACTTAATAAAGGAAGCGCATATGAGTAGACCTAAACCAAATGTGTTGTTAGAACACATTGATAAAAAAACATATAGATCAGAGCAAGTATTACAAGCTGATGCAATTTGGGCAGTGTTCTATAACAATAAACCATTCAATTTAAAATCTGCAAATATGCTTACTAGCTATCCTGGCCCTAAGTATAAAAAGGTATCATTTTCAAATCCTGGTCACGCAATTAATCTAGCAAAGAAATTAAATGATTTGTTTAATTGTAAAGACTTTGACGTTAGAAAACTAACAGCTGGAGAGAATGTGGCTCTTGAAGAATGAACTGGAAAGATACTTATACTAAAGTTTTCTTAAAGCAGTTAGATAAATCTATCAATGAAGTAGCCATAAAAGAGTATATGCCATTATGGTGGCAAAATACTAGATCAAAAGATACTGGTGGATTAAGATTAACTGATGAAGGATTAAGAATGGTCATTGAAGATATTGAATTATCTACATATGACGTACCATATCCTGTTGACTTTGAACTAACTACCCAAACTATTATATTCCTAGACCATTTTATTGACTGTCCTTACTATATGGGGCGGAGAGGCATTACTGTATTGAACGAAAAGAAGGCACTCGAACTGCATCTTTTTAGTGGAGATATTCGTAAATATGGACTCACAAAAGCAATGAAAAGACAAAAAAAAGGTTGACTTCTACTCTAATGAGTGTATACTATATGTATAGTTAGAAATAACTTAATGCACTGATAACAAGAGGAATACTATTATGGAAGCTACTGCTACACGCACCGTAAGTCCTAACAAGGCTAAAAATTCAATTAACCACGCTATTAAGAAAAAACGTCCAATATTTTTATGGGGTCCCCCAGGTATTGGTAAATCAGACATTGTAGGTCAAATTACAAATAGTCTACCTAAATCACACTTAATTGACATTCGTTTGTCACTTTGGGATCCAACAGATATTAAAGGTATGCCGTATTATAGTGCAAATGATAACACTATGAAATGGGCACCGCCAGTTGAACTACCTGATGAGGAGTTTGCTGCACAATTTGATAACATTGTTTTGTTCTTAGACGAAATGAACTCGGCAGCGCCGGCAGTACAATCGGCAGCATACCAGCTTATTCTTAATCGTCGTGTAGGAACATACAAACTACCAGACAACGTTCTTATTGTTGCGGCAGGTAACCGTGACGCTGACAAAGGCGTTACATACCGTATGCCAGCACCGTTGGCTAACCGTTTTGTACACTTAGAACTAACAGTTGACTTTAGTGACTGGTTTGACTGGGCAGTACAAAACAAAATACACAAAGACGTTGTAGGTTTTTTAAACTTTAGTAAGAAAGACTTATACGACTTTGATCCAAAATCTTCAAGCCGTTCGTTTGCAACACCACGTAGTTGGTCGTTTGTAAGTGAATTGCTAGATGATGAGCTTGACGAGTCAACTACTACCGACCTTGTAGCGGGGACTGTAGGAGAAGGACTAGCTGTCAAGTTTATGGCGCACCGCAAGGTAGCGTCTAAGATGCCTAATCCAAGTGATATCTTGGACGGCAAGGTAAAAGAGCTGAAGACTAAAGAAATCAGTGCAACCTATTCCTTAACAGTCTCACTCTGCTACGAGCTGAAAGAGGCATCTGACAAGGGTGATAAGAAGTTTGATGACAAAGTTAATAACTTTTTACGTTTTTCAATGGATAATTTTGAAACGGAATTAGTTGTTATGGGCATCAAACTTGCTCTTACCCAGTATAGCTTACCAATCGATCCGGACGAAGTTGAATGTTTCGATGAATTCCACGAGCGTTTTGGTAAGTATATTCAAGCCGCTCAACAGGCTTAATGGAAAGGACAGGGGTTAAATCCTGTCCTTTTTCACTTGACAAAGTGATTATTTCCGTGTATACTATAAGTATAATTAATTAAGAAGGGTAATGATATGAGCGTAGCAGGCAAGAAAAATTGGCAACCAGATCCAAATATTACTCCTGTGCAACTAGAAGAAATGCGTGTAGAAGTTACAGAACGCATTATTGTTGCTCGTGTAGGACTACTTCTTAGACATCCTTTCTTTGGTAATATGGCAACACGTTTACGCATCTTAGCCGCAGACGATTGGTTACCCACAGCAGCAGTTGATGGTCGTAACTTATACTTTAACACACAATTCTTTAATGCAATGTCAAATAAAGAAATTGAGTTTGTTATTGCACACGAAATTTTACACTGTGTATTTGATCACTTAGGTCGTAGAGGTGATAGAAATGCACTAATTTATAATATTGCCGCTGACTACATTGTTAACAACTTGTTAATACGTGATCGTATTGGTCAACGTCCTAGACTAGTAGACTGTTACGCAGATACAAAATACGAAGGTTGGCAATCAGAAGCAGTATATGATGACATATACGAAGTTGCTAAACAGAACGGACAAGACTTTTTAGATCAACTTGGTGAAATGCTAGACGTACACCTTGATGCAGAAGGCGACAGTAGTGGCGATTCAGACGCCGGAGAAACAACTGACTCAAACGGTAACAAAGTAAGCAAGGCTAAGCCTAAGTATTCTAAAGAAGAAGCTCAAAAGATTAAAGACGAAATTAAAGAAGGTATGTTGCAAGCAGCACAAGCCGCAGGTGCTGGTAATACTCCAGGCGAAGTGCAACGTATGATCAAAGAGCTTACAGAGCCTAAGATGAACTGGCGTGAAATTATTCAACAACAAATTCAGTCTACTGTAAAAAATGACTTTACATTTATGAAGCCTTCACGCAAAGGTTGGCATACTGGTGCAATACTTCCAGGACAAAACTTCGATGAACAAATTGATTGTGTTGTCGGTATTGATATGAGTGGGTCAATTGGCAATAGCCAAGCAGCTGACTTCTTAGGTGAAATACAAGGTATTATGGATCAGTTTAGAGATTACAATATTAAAGTATGGTGCTTTGATACACAGGTGTATAACGAACACGACTTTAGTGCAGAAAATGGCGACCGCTTAGAAGAGTATGAACTAATGGGCGGTGGTGGCACAGACTTTGATGCTAACTGGAGTTATATGAAAAACCAAGGCATTGAGCCTAAGAAATTTATTATGTTTACAGACGGCTACCCATTTGGTAGTTGGGGTGATGCTGATTATTGTGATACAGTGTTTGTTATACATAGCAATCACGATAAAAACTTAGAAGCACCTTTTGGAGTAACAACGCATTATGAATTTGCTTAAAGAACCAAATCCGCTAAACTTCTTTGAAGTTCGCGAAACTAAGGTTCTGCCGCCCCACTTTGAGACAATTAATCTAGATATGTCGATATATAACTTAGAAGATACTATTATTAAATGGATTAGAAATAATCTTAAAGGCAGGTTTTTTGTAAGACGTGTTACTGGATTAACTGCTGATAATACATTTTCTCAAGTTATTAAAGTAGGTTTTGAACAACCTAAAGAACTTTCTTATTTCACTTTGGCGTGTCCACATTTGAAATACAAGTAAATAATAGTAGCACTTAATTAATAGGAGAAGTAAATTATGGCTGACGATGCAAAAGCAAAGGTAGAAGAAACTACTGCAAAAACTACAGAAGCACCTGCTCCTGCTGAACAACCGGCAGCAGAGCTTACTGTACAAGATCTACAAGCGTTGAAACAAATTATTGATGTATCAACACAACGTGGAGCATTTAAAGGAAATGAACTTATGTCCGTTGGACAAGTTTACAACAAATTAGAGGTATTCCTAAATAGCGTACAAGCGCAAGCGGCACCTCAAGGAGAACAAACAAATGGCAATTAAGCACGTAGGACGTATGATTAATAACAGACGCAAAGTCGTTGTAGCATACAGAGTAGTACCAAACGAACCAGAAAACTGTGTAGTAGTAACTACAGAGAACTTAGAAGCAGCAGATCACGATGCATTGATCAAGTCTGTTGAAAGCGATGCAGGTCAACAAGCAGATGAGTTTGCAGAAGTAATGACTCGTACACGCTTATCCGATGGCAGAAATATGCTGGCAGCATTTCACACAACAGGTAAAATGGTTAAAGTTCCAAGTAAAGACGTTGAAATGACGCCTGATCTTCGTAATGTAATTAACCTTAGTGAACTGAATAACATTATTGCACAGCAAAAAGGTGTAACAGTAAATGACCTTGCATTGCAAGATCCTACTCCACAAAGAACCGCAGCACAAGAAGTATCTGACAGACAAGTTGTTACTGAAGTTGTTGACTTTGATAAGCAACCTCAACCTACAACTACATCTGTGCCACAAGCGGCTCCATTAACCGATGCAGACTTAGCGGCACAATACAGAAGCGATGCAGATCGTTTAAGTAAAGAAGCAGCAGTACTGCGCAGACAAGCTGAAGATTTAGTTCCAACAAAGAAAAAAGTAGCTAAAAAGACCACAGCCAGTGGCCAGGAATAAAAAACTTCCAGCTGACGTAATCAAACAATGGCCCGATGTTTTAAAGGACATTGACATTGATGTAGTACCTATTGAGTATTTAGAGTCAATTAGGGTTACGTTTAATGATGGTAAGGTTTGGGAAATAGACACTAAAAAGAACGCTGAAAAGATTAATATCGAGCAAGCTATGGAGTCTTTAATGGAAGAGTATGAGGACGTTATAAAGACCGTCGATTTTCGATTAGATACTGTAAGAGTTAAGCAAGATATTAAAAAGAGAACAGCACAATTTTTAAAAAAACGAAACTAGGAAATCCGCAAGTGATGATAAATACTATAGCAAAGATTACTCCAGGAGTGAAATAAAATATGGCATTACAAATTAGACGCGGTACTGACGCCGAAAGACAAAGTATTACGCCCAATGAAGGTGAACTTGTATTTGCAACAGATACAAATAAGCTCTATGTTGGCGGTAAGATTAGTCCAAGCGAGACCTTAGAAGTTGGAGGGATATTAGTTAAAGGTGCATTAGACACTGACACTTCCCCGCAATTATCAGCAAACTTAGACCTAAACGGCAACAATATTACAGGTACAGGCAACATTAATATTGCTGGTACTATTACTGCAACAGGTAATATTAATTTAGGAGACGGCGTTGAAGACAACGTTGTAGTTGGAGGACAAATTGCAAGTTCTTTAATTCCTGGATCACCGTCAGCATATGACTTAGGTGCACCTGCTGGTCAGTGGGCCAATCTTTATGTAGCTGGAGCAGCAGTTAGCGGAGAGTTAGTTACTGACTCAATAAGAATTACAGGCGATATCAAAGGTGGCGATAGTAGTGTTTTATATAATGCTAGTACTGATACATTAAGTGTAAGCGCAATTACCGCAGGTACTATTGACGCTGATATGACTGGTAGTGTTTTTGCAGACGATAGTACAGCACTTATTGATGCTATAGGTAAAACAGCATCTCTTAGAAGAATTTTTGGTACAACTGAAGATGTTCTAAATGAATTAGACAGTCCTTTAGAAATTGGTTCAGCTACTACTAATTCAGGACTTAGAGTTTTTGCTGGTCCGAATAGAGCGGCTATGCTTATTGAAAGTACTGTTACTGTATCAGATCCAGGTAACATTAAATTCTTTACATCACGTGGTACAATTGAAAATCCAACAGCAATGAACGTAGGCGACCAATTAGGTGGCTACCAATGTTTAGCACACGATGGAACAGACTTTGTTCCAGTTGGTGGTGTTGCTATGTTTGTATCTGGACAAGAAGAAGACGGTGAACCACACGGTGGTGCAGGGTTTGTTATTCCGGTTCCGGGTACAGGGTTAACTCAATTCTGGGAAATGGCATTTGACGGTACAGGTACTCTTACTGTTCCTACTGCTGTTACTTCACCTAAGTTTACAGGTGACTTAAAAGGTAGTGTTGTAGCAGACGACTCAACTGTAATCATTGATGGTGTAAGTGGAACTATTCCAGGATACGTAAGTTTAGCAACTTTAAAAGCAGAAGTGGCCGCAAGTGCCGACTTTGCAGCATTTAAAGCTAGAGTCGCTTCACTTTAATCTTAACATATTAATTAACGGTTTAAAATAGTCATTGGTTACATCAGTTAACCAAAGCTGTTCTCTATCGATACTATCTACTAAATCCGTATACTCTTGATCACTCATTTTTAATGTTATATCTCTGTCAGAAAGAACAGGATGTGATAAACTAGCTAAATTAAGATCACCTTTATCTATTTTATTCTGCATATTATTTTGTGCTATATTTGATACTTCTTCAGCTTTTTGAAGAGTGTTTATATCAGTTTCGTCATCTTTTGTCCATTCCCAAAAAACATCTGGATTTGGTATTTCATAACCGTACATCTGAGAATTTTTATCAAACTCACTCTGATATGTATACTTCATTATATCGTTATTTGCTTGTGCAATTTGCAAGGGAAATATCCATTTAGTATCAATAGGGCAGTCTTCTCTTTCTAACCATTTAGCAGTTTCAAATACAGATGCACTGTCTTCAAATGGTAACCCAACCATAAAGCCTGCTTGAATATGTACATTATCTCCCCAAACACGTTTACATTCAAATAGAGTTTCTTTAAGTTTTTTAGGATCTGCACCTTTACCTACTGCCTTTCCGGCTGCGTGATTAAATGTTTCAATGCCAAAGTAACAAGACGACATACCAGACTCTAATAACATAGGTATAGTTTTAGGCTTTGCCATAAGTAAATCTAGTCGCAAGTAACACCAATAGGTAATTTTAAAAGGAAGACTCCTAGTTATTTCTAAAAAGTACTCCATTTTTTCTACACTATCATTAAATGTATCGTCAATAATAAAGTATCTAGTTGCGCCAAAGTTTTCGTAATTATACATTAGTTCTTGTCTAAGTACGTCTGACTTTTTAAGATAGCTAGAAATATTTTTCATACCAATAAGAGGATAAGAACAATACTTGCATTTAAATCGACAACCTCTTGCTACTTCTAACGCTAATGGTTCTTGTGCCTTTATAAAATCAAACTCAGTATATGTTGTTTTGCTAACAGTATAATCCCATACAGGTGCTTGTGCTTTTTGATCGTGATCGATCATCTTATTAAAAATTCTGCGTGGGCCTTTGCCGCTGATACTATGTAAATAATCAATTACCATTGTTTCGGAATATCCAACAAATATATGATCAATCATTTTCATATCAGTGTACATACCAATCTTTGAACCACCCAATGTTAATTTAACCTTAGGGTTAATTTGTTTAATAAGATCAAAATATGGCTCAGGAGTGTTATCAGTAAGTGCAGTTGTTAGTTTTTGTGCAAAAATACTATCGGCACTATTACGAGTTATGTCAAGTTCTTCTGTATGTGTACTGCTTGGATCGTGCAATCTTGTTTCATTAGAGTCTATATTTAATAGCGTAAATCGATAAGGCATCCAAGTACTGGAAAACCCTACCATAAGAGTTTCTTCTCCTACTGCATTTTCCATTATAGCTGTATAATTTTCAAGGTCTAATGCTGACATAAAGTCTACTACTAAACAAGTATATCCGTGTTCGCGAATATGTGAAGCTAATCTATGAGCACCGTATCCTCTAGTCTTTGAAAATGCTTCAGGTGTGTCAGCGAATAATATTACGTTAAACACTTTTGTTTTCTTTTAATTTACTAATTAGTTTAGAAAAATAATCTTCATTAACAGTATTATAATACAGTTCGTCAAAATCAATTGTACTAATAAGATTAGAATATTCATCTGGCGTCATATCTAATGTACGTTCTCTATCACGCAATCTTTCATCGTTAAAAGAACTTACATAAAAGTCTCCTCTACGAGTTCTTTGATATGGTGCTAATTCTATAGTTGACGCTTCTGCCATTTCAGCTGCAACACCAAAGTTTGGAATATCAGTATCATCGTCCTTTTCCCAATATATCATACTTTCTAATGATCCATCGTCTAATGGAAAGTCGTATCCAAATTGTTCATAATTATTATCAAACCAACTTGTAGGGAACCATTTATTGCGTTCTGATTTCTTGGCAATGTTCAACGGGTAACAAGTTGATATATCTAACGGACAGTCATCACGTTGTAGCCAATCAACAGTATCTCTCCAAGACTGTTTTGTTTCGTAAGGCAATCCAATCATAAAGCCTCCCTCCATAACAACTCTATCTCCCCATATCTCTTTTGCTTTGTAAAGTGTATCTTTGCGCCTACTAGCTGCCATACCTTTACCAATAGTTCTAGAACTTTTATCGTTAAATGTTTCTAACCCAAAGAACGTTTCAGCAACACCTAGCTCTTTCATAAGTTCTATTTGTTCAGGCTTGGCTGCTAACAAGTCAATTCTAGTGTAACACCAAAATTTAAGATCAAAAGGTAAGTCACTCATTACTTTACACATCATTTCTAATTTTTGTGTACTGTCATTAAATGTATCATCAACTATAAAGTATTTTGTTGTTCCCCATTGCTCATAATTTTTTTGTAATTCATCTTTAATGTTTTCTG